CTATGAGGTCCACGGCCTCATCCGCAGCCACAGCCCCAACCTCCAAAATCTCAACCACTTCAACCTTGCCCCGCGCCTAACTTTTCATCAGGGGGACCTTACCGATCCCAGCGACACCCGGCGCGTGGTCGCCATGGGCTTTGACGAGATCTACAACCTGGGGGCCCAATCTTTCGTGGGCACCTCCTGGCTGCAGCCCCTCACCACCACCCAGGTCAACGCGCTGGGTCCCCTCCACCTCCTAGAGGCGATCCGCCACCTTTCCCCCCGCACCAAATTTTACCAGGCGTCCACCTCCGAAATGTTCGGCAACTCGCCGGGGCCCCAAAACGAGGACACGCCCTTCCAGCCCCGCAGCCCCTACGGGGTGGCCAAGCTGTACGGCCACCACATCACCAAAAACTACCGGGAGTCCTTCGGCCTCTTCGCCTGTAGCGGCATCCTCTTCAACCACGAATCACCCATCCGTGGGCCCCAATTCGTTACCCGCAAAATTAGTAAGGGTATTGCGGCGGTGGTCGCGGGGCGGGAGACCCATATCAAGCTGGGGTCGCTGGATGCGAAGCGGGATTGGGGCTTTGCGGGCGACTACGTGCGGGCGATGTGGCTGATGCTGCAGCAGAAGGAGCCCGGCGACTACGTGGTGGCGACGGGGGAAACCCACACGGTGGGCGAGTTTGTCGAGGCGGCCTTCCAGGAGGTGGGCCTCGACTGGCGCAAGCACGTGAGGTTTGATGAGGCGCTGGTGCGGCCCGCCGAAGTCAATCTGCTGCAGGGCGACCCCCGCCGAATTTTGGATTTGGGGTGGGAACCCGAGGTGGGGTTCCGGGAATTGGTGCGGAAGATGGTCCAGTGGGACTGCTATGGGGTTAGGATTTGAGGAAAAATTAGCTAAAATGCTGTGGGCTGTGAGGGTTGTGAAGGTTGATTTGGACACAAACTCACAGCCTAAGTGCTTGATTTTGTTGGGTTTGTGAAGGTTGTGAAGGTTGGAACCCATACTTTTTCCCGGAAAGAAAGTATAGAAGTGGGGGAAATGTTGGGGATCAACCTTCACAACCTTCACAAAATGAGGGATTTCAATGGGTTAGCTGTGAGGGTTGTGAAGAGGGGAAAATTTTGGGCTGGGGGTGGTGGGGCGGGGGCCTCATCATGATGACATGAAAGGGGTGGTGGTGTCAAGGGGTGATTTTGGGGGTTGTGAAGGGGTGGGAGGCGGTGCTAGGCTGCGCTTCTTTGGTGATTGGAGATGGTGAATGGATTCGGAGAAAGAGAATTCGGTGATGTTGGGGCCAGCGGGCCTCTTCAAGGTGGCGGCGGAGAGGTTGAAGCCGTGGAGGACGCCCAATGGGGACGTGTTTGTCGATGTTTGGATGGACGCGGTGCGGCACACGGTGCCGGTGAAGAGCGAGGCGTTTACGGGGCTGGTGTATATGGTGGCGGCGCAGACTGCGCCCGGAAAGCTGCTGAGTGGGAAGGCGGTGGACGAGTTGAAGGCGTACTGTGTGGGGACGGCGCTGGCAAGCCAGCGGATGTTTCCGGCGTATGTGCGGGTGGGGGGAGAGAGTAATAGGGTGATTTGGTACGATTTGGGGACGGACGATAGGGAAGTGGTGAAGTGGGAGGGCGGGATCTGGTCGGTGCGGAGGCAGACCACCGATACGCCGAGGTTTTATAGGCCCAGTGGGATGCTGGCCCAGGTGACGCCGGGTGAAGGGGGCGGGGATCTGGTGGAGATGCTGGGGAGGCATGTGCGGGCCAGGCCCCAGGACCTCTTGTTGTTGGCGGCGTGGTTGGTGGGGGCCTTTAAGGTGGGTGGGCCTTATCCCATTTTGATTATTAATGGGGAGCAGGGTAGTAGTAAGTCTACGACTACGCGGCTTTTGCGGAGGGTTGTGGACCCGCATGCGCGCGATATGAGGGAGCCGCCGAGTGGGACCAGGGATTTGGTGGCAGCGGTGAAGAATTCGTATGTGCTGGCGGTGGATAACGTGTCGAGTATTGCGAATTCGTTGAGTGATTCGCTGTGCCGGATCTCGACGGGCACTGGCGCGCTTGGCGGACGGGCGCTTTATACGGATAGTGATGAGGCGGCGTTTACTGCGTGTAGGCCGATTGTGCTGAATGGGATCCCGGCCTTTGCGGAGAGAGAGGATTTGGTTTCGAGAAGTATTAATGTGGAGTTGCCGAGTATACCGCCCAGTGAGAGGATCGATGATGATACGTTTTGGGAGAGGTTTGAGTCTGATTTGCCGAATCTACTGGGATGTGTATTTGATTGTGTGGCGCGGGCGCAAACTGGGTTCGCATCCGTTAGATTGAATGAGGCGCCCCGGATGGCCAACTTCGCGAGGTGGGCCTATGCGGGGTTGGGAGATCTGGGTGGGGAGTTTTTGGAGGCGTATAGTAGGAATAAGAATGAGGCGGCGGCCCACACGATTGAGCATAATGAGGTGGCCCAGGCGCTGGTTGCGCTGATGAAGGAGAGGGAAGTTTGGTATGGGAGTTGGAGTAAGCTGTTGGCGGATCTGACGCCGCTGGCGGTGGTGACGAAGTATTGGCCCGCGAATTCGTTGCAGTTGCGGAATAGGGTGATTAGGTTGAGTGAGGATTTGCGGAAGTGTGGGCTGGAGTGGCGGAACAATGGGCGGGAAAGTGGTACGGGTAGGAGTGTTGTGGAGGTAAGGCGGTTGAAGGATTTCGTCAATAATCATGTGCTGACGAGTGTGGCATGACCGATAAAGAGAAACAGATGATGATGGCCGCCAAGAAGAAGGCGGCTGAGGTTTCGGGCAGGGAGGTCATCAAGGTGGCCTCCCAACTGAGGGAGTTGTCGGCGGAGGAGGAGTTGTTTTGCAGGGAGTTTGCCGCGTCGGGCGACAGGCATAAGGCCCTGGAGGTATCGGGGTATAAGGGGAAGAGGCCGGGGGTCACTGCGTCGCGGTGGCTGCAGAAGAGTAATGTGCAGAAGAGGGTGGCGGCATTGCGGACTCAGCATGAGGCGAGACTCAACATTACGAGGGACATCTATTTGGGGATGTTGCAGGAGACGTATGAGAGGGCGATGGCGGATGGGGATTATGCGGGGGCCAATAGGGCGCTGGAGTTGATGGGTAAGGCGCAGGGCTACTTTGTGGAACAGAAGGCTGTGTTGAATATGACGGCAAAGCTGCCGGGGGATAAGGCCCAGCAGATTGCCGAGGTTCAGCGGTTGGCCAAGATCGCGGGAGTCAGCTTTGAGTGAGGAGTTGCTGCAGAAGTTGCAGATGCTGGCCGAGGACAAGGCCAGGGATTCGTACTATGCGTATATGCAGTTGGCGGCTCCCTGGATCCTGCCCGAGGGGTTTGTTGATGGCAAGCATCTGAGGGAGATTGCGGAGTTGCTGCAGTGGGTGGAGGAGACGCCGGGGGCCAGGGCGATGATCTTCATGCCACCTCGATCCATGAAGAGTGTGAATGGTTCGGTGTTGTTTCCCAGTTGGGTGTTGGGAAGGCACCCGTCGTGGCAGGTGATGGGCGTGTCGTATGGCCAGGAGTTGGCCAACGCGTTTGGCAGGGATACCCGGAATCTGGTGCAGTCGGAAGACTATCAGAGGGTGTTTGATGCGCGGGTGAAGCCGGATAGTAGGGCTACCAATCGGTGGGAGACGGAGCAGGGCGGGAAGTACGTGGCGGCGGGTATCACGGCGGGTATCGCGGGGAGGGGTGCCAACCTGGCGATTGTCGATGATCCGTTGAGTGAACAGGACGCGATGAGCAAGTCGGCGCGAGAATTCGTGAAGACGTGGTGGCCTGGCGGCTTGCGGAGTCGATTGCAGCCAGGGGGCCGCATCGTCATCATCACGACGAGGTGGCATGAGGATGATTTGGCGGGATGGCTTCTGTCGATGGCGGAGGCGGACTCCAAGGCGGAGCAGTGGCGGGTCTTGAGTATTCCGGCGTTGTCGGAGGAAGGGAAGTCGTATTGGCCTGAAAGGTGGGACGCCGATTACCTGCAGGATCTGAGGGATGATCCCACGATGCCCCGCAGCCAGTGGAACGCCCTCTACATGCAGGAGCCGACAGGGGAGGAAGGTAACCTCATTAAGGCGGAGAATCTGAAGTGGTGGAAGAAGGGGGAAACGCTGCCCCAGTGCGATTCGATCTTGATGGCGGCAGACACCGCGTTTGGCAAGAAGGAGACCAGCGACTATAGCGTTTTGCAGGTTTGGGGTATCTTTAACACTATGTATGAGGATAGTAGGGGTAGGGAGTTTTCGGTACCCAATGCGATCCTGCTGGCCAATCGGCGGGGGCGGTGGGAGTATCCGGAGTTGCTGAATCAGGCTAGACAGCTTGTGAAGAAGTACAATCCGGATCGGATCATCGTGGAGAAGAAGGCGTCGGGCGAGGTGCTGCTGCCTGATTTGCAGAGGGCGGGGTTGCCGGTGATACCTTATATCCCTGGGAAGGGCCAGGACAAGTTGTCGAGGGTCCACGCTTGCTTGCGGTTCTTCGTGTCGGGGCGGGTGCATTTTCCCGAGGGGGAAGATTGGGCCTATTCCCTGGCGGAAGAAGCCTTAAGTTTCCCGAAAGGGAAAAATGATGACCAGGTGGACGCCATGACGATGGCGCTTTTGTATCTGCGGGACTCGTATGCCCTCTACAACCAGGATGATTCGACGGTGACTGATGAGGAGGTTCCCGTCCGGAAGCGGAAAACTTACTGGAAGGCTTGATGGTTGCCTCCAAAGCTGATAGGATTCAGGGATGCCTATCCAAAATCCCAATCCTCTCCTGGACGAGTTGTCCGTGAAGCCCACCATCGTTGAATTGGACGATGGTGGCGTTGACGTTGACTTTGAGGAAGAGGTGGAGGTGGGGGTTCCCACCCAGCACAGCGACAACCTGGCGGAATTCATGAGTCAGAATGCGCTGGGGATGCTGGGGGCTGAGATCTGCGATGGGGTCCGGGCCGATCTGGATAGTAGGGCGGAGTGGGAGAACCTCATCGTAAAGGGGATGGAGGAGTTGGGCCTCAAGATCGAGGACACTTCGGAACCCTTTGAGGGGGCCTGTGGGGCCACGCATCCGCTGCTGCTTGAGAATGTGGTGAAGTTTCAGAGTAAGGCGGTGCAGGAGATCTTCCCGGCGGCGGGGCCAGTGCGGACCCGGATTTGGGGAGATACGACCCCGGAGAAGGAAGCTGCCGCGTCCCGGCTGAAGGAATTCCTCAACTATCAGATCCTTGAGGAGATGGTTGAGTACTTTGATGAGACGGAGAGGCTTCTCTTCGCGTTGCCGCTGGTGGGATCCTGCTTCCGTAAAGTGTACTTTGATACGGGGTTGGGTAGGCCGGTGGCGGAATACGTGCCGGTGGACCAGTTTGTGGTGTCCTATAATGCGCCGGATCTGCGGAGGGCGCAGCGCTATTCCCACATCATCCAGAGGTCGGATGGGGATCTGCGGGCCGACATCGAGGCGGGCCTCTACATCGATGTGGGGCTGGGGCAGCCGGGGATGGTTGACCAGAGTGTGATTGCCGCCAAGGTCGATGAGTTGCAGGGTGTGACCCAGCCCAGCGACTACAAGGCGCATGTGCTGTATGAGTGCCATGGGTACTTCAATCTGGATGAGATTGAGGAGGGGCCGCTTCCTTACGTGGTGACGGTGGAGGCGGCGTCCCGCAAGGTGCTGAGTATCCGGCGCAACTGGGATCCGGCGGATCCGAAGAAGCGCAAGCTGGAGTGGTTCGTCCACTACAGGTATGTGCCCACGATGGGCTTCTACGGGTTGGGCCTCATCCACTTGATTGGCAGCTTGTCGAAGACTGCTTCTCTCACGATGCGGGCGCTGGTGGATGCGGGCATGTTCGCCAACTTGCAGGGCGGCTTCAAGCTGAAGTCGATGCGGGTTGTCGGGGGCAACGATCCCATTGGGGCCGGGGAATGGCGCGATGTAGATGCGGGCATCCAGGACATTTCGAAGGCGATCTACCCGCTGCCCTACAAGGAGCCGTCGCAGACCCTGCTGGCCCTGCACCAGTTGGTGGTGGCCAGCGGCCAGAAGTTTGCCGATACGACGGAACAGGTGATTGCCGATAGCACCAACTATGGGCCGGTGGGTACGACCCTGGCCCTGTTGGAAGCCAGCACCAAATTCTTCTCGGCCACTCATAAGCGCATTCACGCGGCCCAGAAGCAGGAATTCAAGATCCTGCGGCGGCTGGACAAGGACTATCTGCAGCGGTATCCTTATGCGGTGCAGGGTGCGATGCCCGAAATCTTCAGGATGGATATCGCGTCGGATGTCGATATCATTCCGTCGTCGGACCCTAACACCCCGTCGAATGCCCATAGGCTGACTAGGGCTACTACGCTGCTGCAGACGGCCACACAGAATCCGCAGATGCACGACATGCGGGAGATCTTCCGTCGGGTGTATGCGGCGATGGAGATTGAGGGGGTGGAGAAGATCCTGCCGCCCCCGGTGGAGCCGACGCCGCTGAGTCCCCTGGAAGATATTATGGCGGCCTCGCAGGGCAAAGCCATCAAGGCGTTTCCGGGTCAGGACCATCAGGCCCACATTATGGCCAAGATGGCATTCATGCAAGACCCGATGGCGGGGGCCTCGCCCATTTTCGCGGCGATGGGGCCGATCCTCCAGGCCAACATCCGCGAACACATGGTCATGCAGTATGCTGAGGCGGCGATGGCGATGGGTGCCCAGGGCGCCCAGGCCCAGGCCCAGGCCGCGCAGCAGGTGGCCACCATGCACATGCAGCAAGCGATGCAGCAGCAACAGCAGCAGCAGCAGGATCCCACGATGCAGTTGGGTATGGCCGAGTTGCAGATGCGCGCCAAGGAACACGAAGACAAGATGCTGAATAACGCCGCGCAGCTTGCGATCCGGAATCGGGAGTTGAATCTGCGTGAACAGGCCCAGGATCAGAAGGGCTACATCGAGGGGGCCAAGGTGAAGCAGAAGGAAGCTGATTCCGTCCGCAAGACCGCCATGACTGCGGTGGCTGCGATGGGGAGGAAGGCCAATGCCCAGTAAGAGTTTTTCCCAGGCGCGGATGATGGCGGGTGCTGCCCACGATCCCGTGTTTGCGAAGAAGGTCGGCGTACCAACTAAAGTTGCAGAGGATTACAATATGGCTGACAAGAAGAGTGGCTTCCTGAAGTCCGCGATGCGGGCCAAGGGTCCGGCGTCGGGCGACGGCAAGATGCGTATGTACGCGGAGGGCGGCCAGGTCTCCGATGAGGATGAGAAGGAATACCGGCGATCCGGCCAGGAACTGATTGATCGGATCCGGCAGGAATCCACGTCGAAGTCCAAGGACGAGAAGCCTCGGAAGCCTCCGACGCCGCCGCGCAGTGACCGCAGGAATCCGGATCGCGCTACGGTGACGCCGAAGATCCATGAGAAGCCGCCGCAGTTTGCCAAGGGTGGCGCTGTGCGTGGTGCTGGTGCTGCGAAGCGGGGCATGAAGCCCGCGCGTTTCTACTGAGGAGACTACCATGATGAAGAAGACGATGGGCAAGGCCAAGATGGGCGATCCTTCGAAGCTTACCGCCGATAAGTTTTCGGCTAGGGCGAAGCGTGCGACCCTGCGTGGCGACGATGTTGGCACCTTCAAGAAGGGTGGTGCCATCAAGAAGTATGCCAAGGGTGGCAAGTGCTGAAAGAGTTTGAGCGTCTGATCGAGATGCGGCGTCGCGACATGGGCCTTCGGCTTATGGAAGGTGGGGCCGCATCTTTCGATGAATACAAGTGGCACGTAGGCTACTCGGCTGGTATGTTGGAAGCATTGGCACTCTTAAAGGAGATTGTTGATGCAGATGCCGACGGCGAAGAGTAGCGGTAACACGACTTGGTGGACTGACCCCGCGACTCCCGATCCCCAGGATCTTCCGGTTGTGCGGGGATGGCGCATCCTGGTCAGGCCGATTCCCAATGCCCCCAAGACCAAGGGTGGCATCATCATCCCCGACTCCACCATTGAGACTATGGATTTGATTCGTAGTGTCGGTATGGTGAAAGTTGTGGGTCCGATGGCCTATACGAGACCCGACATGGGCGATACGCCCTGGTGTAAGGTCGGGGATTACATCTTGTATCCCCGGTATAGTGGGGCCAAGTTCTCGTATGGGGGAGTCAAGTTCCTACTCCTCAATGATGATGAAGTGCTGGCGGTTATCCAGGATCCCGCCCGCATTAATGAGTAGGGGTTGACAACTCCTCTCATCTCGTAGTATCTTGGGAATGCGTAACGCAGGATCGCAACTGTGGAAGAGAAACCAGAACAGTGGGTTGACGTAGAATATAATTCTGCGGAGACTCCGAAGGCTCCGGAGACTACTCCGGAGAAGCAGGAAGACGAAGTTTCGCAGATGGGTCCGCGTGCCCAGAAGCGGATCAAGCAGCTAGTGGGTAAGACGCATACCTTGGAGGCGGAAGTCGCCAAGTTGCGTCAGGAAGCGGAGGCCGCGAAGAGGGCAGCCGCTGAGGCCATGGAGAAGGCTAAGGGCACTCAGTCTTCCGCCAATGAAGTTTTCCGCAATTCGTTGCAGGAAAAACTGAAGACGGCGGAATCTAAGTGGAACTCGTCCTTCGACGCGGCCGACAAGGAAGGGATGATGGCGGCGCAGTCCGAGATGATGGATGCGCGGCTGGAGTTGAAGGCGATGGAAGCGTGGCGGCAAGCCGACGCCCAGAAGCCCGAGGCCAAGCCCCAGGCCAAGCCCCCACAGCAGCAGATTGCCCCGGTCACCAAGCAGTGGATGGATTCGAATCCCTGGTTTGGCAGAGGGGAAAACGCGGACAAGACCGCGACGGCACTGGCGGTTTCAATCAGTGACGACCTGGTGCAAGAGGGTTTCGACCCGATGTCCCAGGACTTCTACGAGGAAGTTGAGAAACGCCTCGTAGCCGAAATGCCCCGGATGGCTTCCAAGCTGAAGGGGCAGGAGACGGCACCCAAGTCTATTGTGGTGGGGCAATCGCGCAGTCCCGCCCGACGTATCCGCCTCGATGAGGGAACCGTAAAGGCTTCCCAGCGACTCGGGGCCAGCCTTGAGGATACGGCCCGATACGCTGAAGCGATTCAGCAAGCGGGAGACGGCTATGTCAACATTGACATTAAGCGCGGAAGGAAATGACAATGACGATGCACAAGACGCGAGAGGACGAATCTCGCAAGCGTGAGTGGAAAGAACCCAACGAGTTGGATGTGCCGGAAAGCCTGGTGCGCCGACTGAAGAGTGAGGGGTTCGGCACTCGCTGGATCCGAATCTCTGCGGAGGGGAAGCCGGATCCCGTCAATGTCATGACCCGGTTGCGGGAAGGGTACGAATTCGTCAAGCGAGAGGACGCCCCCGAATGGGAAGGTGCCCCCAGCTTGGAATACGGATCCCACGGCAACCTCATTGTGATTGGGGATCTGGCCCTGGCGAAGCTGCCTCTCGATATTTCGCAGTCTCGCACGCGCCAGATCAACGAGAGGACCCAGTCCCTGACGGATGCGATCCAGCGGCAGCTTGCCGAGAATCGCAACCTCAACAGGGCACTGCCGGTTTCGAATAGAGGAAGTAGCAGTAAGGTGTATTCGGGCGGCCGTACTCCTACGCTAGACTAACCAATAGGCCGCTTGTGAGGAGAGTGTAACATGGCTACTACCAAGCGGCCTTTTGGCCTCCAGCCGGTTCGGATTCGCGGTGGTGCCCCGAATACCGGAGCGCTGACGACCTATCGAGTTGGGGCGTCGGCTGGTCCCTCGGACATCGGTGACGGCGACCCCGTCAAGATGATTCCGGGCGGGCAGATCCAGGCTTGCACCGCTGCCGCCGACTACGCCATTGGCGTTGCCAAGGGCTTCAAGTGGGTGGATCCCGTTACGAAGCGTCCGCAGTGGAGCAACTATCTCCCGGCGGGCACGTCGTCGGCGGACAGCAACATCTATGCCTACGTCGTTGACGACTCGATGGCCACCTTCATCATCCAGGCTGACGCCTCGGTGACGCTGGGGGACATGGGTCTCAACTTTGAGTTGTCGGCTATTGCGTCGGTCAACACCTCCTACGGCAAGTCTCAGGCTGTGCTGAAGGCGTCCACGCGAACGACGGCTACCAAGCTGGTTCGTCTGGTGGGTCTCTACGACACCCCGGACAATTCGTGGAACGATGCGTTCCCAATCGTTGAAGTCCGGTGGGTCCAGCACCGCGATACTCAGGCTTCCGCTTTCTAAGGAGTGACACCATATGGCTGCAATTACTAGGGCAAATATCGCCAAGCAGCTTCTGCCGGGACTCAATGCGGTCTTCGGTGTGGAGTATGGCTCGGTGGACGACCAGCACCTTCCGCTTTTCGAGATCGAGAACTCGGAACGCGCCTTTGAAGAGGAAGTCCTCTTCACCGGATTCGGCACTGCGCCGACGAAGGACGAGGGTGCTGCTGTCGAGTACGACAACGCGCAGGAAGCCTGGACTTCGCGGTACACGATGGAGACGGTGGCTCTGGCCTTCTCCATCACTGAAGAGGCCATGGAGGACAACCTCTATGACACCTTCGCTCGCGTCCGTGCCAAGGCCCTTGCCCGCGCGATGGCGAACACGAAGCAGGTCAAAGCCGCCAACATCTACAACAACGGCTTCAACTCCAACTTCATTGGTGGCGACAACGTCCCGCTCTTCTCGGCTTCGCATCCGACGATTGGCGCGGGCAACTTCAGCAACACGGTGGCGGTGGACCTGTCGGAGACGGCGCTTGAAAACGCGCTGATCAACATCAGCCTCTTCCGCGATGACCGTGGCATCCTCATCGGGACGAAGGGCGTCAGCCTCCACATTCCGCCGCAGCTTCAGTTCGTTGCGGAACGCCTCCTCCAGACGCCGGGGCGCGTGGGTACCACGGACAACGACCTCAATGCCCTTCGCAACATGGGCATGCTGCCGAGTGGCTACCACATCAACCAGCGTTTCACGGATCCCAACGCCTGGTTCATCAAGACGGATGCGCCCAACGGGTCGAAGATGTTCAACCGCGTTCCGCTTCAGACGAAGATGGAACCGGACTTCGACACGGGTAACCTGCGCTTCAAGGCCCGCGAGCGTTATGCGTTCGGTTGGTCGGATTGGCGCGGTTGGTATGGTAGCAGCGGCGCTACCTGATACCACTGAGGTAACAGTAGGGGGGCCGGGGATAACACCTCGGCCCTCTTGCTTTCTACCCCCTAAAATGCTACACTTTGCCGTTACCCCGGCGATAGAATCGGGGATATAGACGTATCCCCCAAAACTGGAGATCATCATGTCTCGATTCACTCGCGAAGCCTACCCCGTGGTTATCGTTGCCTCCGTTGGTACGTCGGCTGCCGACTTTGGCATCGACACGGATGGTAGCCTGATCCTCAACCAGGTTGTGGCCGTCAGCATCAACGGCATGAATGTGTCGTCGGCCCCGGCCTACCTTCCCCTCAAGAATGCTGCGGGCACCACCTACTACATCCCGGTCTATACCACTATCGCTTGATGGTGACGTATGTCCTGGACAAACATCAAGGCAGTCTTCTGTAGCGTAGTCTCTGCGGTTGTGGTGGACCATCCGAGTCGCCTCCGCAGCCTCTACATGCACAGTGCTGCCTCGGGCACCCTGCGGATCTATGACGGGTCTGCGGCGGTCTCCACCACCGGCCCGCTGCTGCTGCAGGTGGAATTGCCCCACCGCTCAGCGGCTGGCAACCCCGACTCCGTGACCCTCTACATTCCCGACGCGGGCATCCGCTACCAACAGGCGATGTTCGTGCAGGTGTCTGGCGGGGCTGCTTGCGGCCTAACCCTCTTCTACGACTGAGGTCTCAAATGGCTACTTCCCGTGGTGCTGGCGCGGCCCAGCGCGGCTACGAATACAAGGTCTACAAGTCTGGCGGCAAGGTCAAGAAGTATGCTGAAGGCGGCAGCGTCGAGGCCAACCAGATGGGCTTTTCCTCTGGCGGCAAGGTTGCCAAGTACGCCAAGGGCGGTTCCTGCCGTGGTATGGGTTCTGCCACCAAGGGTGGCAAGTACACCATCAAGTAAGCCATGGCTACTTCCGGGACCACCAACTTCAGGTTGCCCCTCGATGAGTTGCTGGAACAGGCATCTCTTCGGGTCGGGGGTGAACCCACGCTAGGTACCGAAGCCCGTGTGTCCCGGCGGGCTTTGGACCTTCTTTTCACTGACCTCCAGAATCGCGGCATCCTCCTCCACACCCTGGAGCAGGTGGCCGTTACCCTCGTCACCGAAAACGCAACCATCAGTTGTAGTGCCGACACCCTCGACGTGTTGGACGCGGTGGTGCGACGCAACGGCACCGATCTCATGATGCGCCGCATCGGTTACGGAGAATACCTCGACATTCCCCGCAAGGAACAGACGGGGCGTCCCACCCACTTCTTCGTCAATCGTCAGCGGGACAACCCCTCGATCTACTTGTGGCCTTCCCCGGAAAATTCCACCGACATCCTCATCTTCTGGAAGATGCGGTTTGTGCAGGATGCCGGGAAGCTATCCAATGACCCCGACATGCCGCGCCGCTTTTGGCCCGCGCTGGTGGCGGGGTTGGCTTACTACCTAGCGTTCAATCGGGGTCTCCAATTCCCGATGGATCGCCTCGCAATGCTGAAGTCCGAATACGAGGACCAACTTTCCCACGCCACGGACGAAGATCGGGAGAGGGCCACCCTTCGTATCGTCCCCCGGTATCGGTGACGCATGGGGCAGTATGCGTCAGGCAGACACAGTTGGAGTCTTTGCGACAGGTGCGGTTTTCGCTTCCGCTATCTGCAGATTCGTAATGAGCCGGGGACCGCCTGGCGCGTCTGCAGCACCTGCAACGATGGGGCATTCAACCTAGTCTCCCATCCTCAGAACAAGCCGCCGCCCGTCTTCCCGGATCCGCAGTCCCTACGCTACCCGCGCCCCGATGTCAACCTGGTTGTGGGCAGTGAGCCGAATGACGAGCAGCAGCTTCCCATGGATGAAGGCGGACCCGGAGGCCCCTGATGGCACTTGTCAACGGAGATCGCGTCCGCGAATACACTGCTGCCACCGGAGACGGTCTCATCGACTTGCAGGGTGCCGTCCGCACCTATCGCCGGTTCGTGGACGGGGTTGGCGTCGGCAACCAGACCTACTACGCCATCGTCCACTCCCGCCTCGATGAGTTCGAAGTTGGCCTCGGCACCATCCTTCTGGTGGGTGCCCTCTACTATCTGCGGCGCGACACCATCTACGTCTCCAGCAATGCCAACCAGAAGGTCTTCTTCTCCAAGGGGCAGAAGCAGGTTGCTACGATCTATCCTGGCACCCAGATCGATCAGATTGCGGCCAACGTCTCCCTCTCCCAGCAATACGCGGTCCAAGCCTCCCTGGCTGCCGTTGATTCCTCCGTAGCCGCTGTAGCCGCCAGCACCTACCGCAACCAAGCTTTCGACTACGCATCGGCAGCGGGGATCTACGCGGCCAACGCCTCGGTTTCGTATGTCGATGCCGCGTCGGCTGCAGCAGCCGCAGCTTCCATTGTGGCTGGCATTTCGTCGGTAGCCGTAGACGCATCCAACGCGGTGGTCGCGGCATCCCTGGCCCAAGTCTACAAAACTTCGGCATCGGCCTACGCCACCCAGGCCGCCGACGCAGCGTCCGCAGCCCAAGTTTACCTGGTCTCCACCTCCGCCAACGCTACACAGGCAGCGGCAGCAGCATCCAATGCCGCCATCTACAAGGCGTCGGCTGAAGCTTCCTACCTCAATGCCGCGAGTGCCGCCAACGCTGCCAGCATCTCGATGGTGGCCGCATCTTCCTACGCCACCAACGCCCTCTCCTACGCCAACGACGCCCAACTGTATCGGACTTCGGCGGAAGCCGCAGCCTCGGTGGCCAGCGTCCAGGCGGCAGCCGCCTCGGTCTCTCGCGTCTCAGCCAACAACGCCGCATCCATCGCGGCAGTGTACGCCGAACAGGCGTCGGCATCGCGGACCCAATCCCAGACAGCCGCCACCTCCGCTAACAACGCAGCATCGCTGGCTGGCGTCTACGCCAACAACGCCTCCATCACTTACGTCAACGTGGTTTCCGTAGCCAACTACGTTTCCGCGCTGGCTGCGGGCGTATCGTCGGTTGCGGACCAAGTCTCTGCCGCACTGGCGGCTGCGTCTTCCGCCCTCATCTACAAGACTTCGGCATCTGCCTACGCAACCGAAGCCGCAGCCAACGCCTCTTTGGCATTCATCTACAAGGCGTCCGCGTCGGCCTACGCTACCCAGGCCAGCGCCTACGCCAACCAGGCATCTGTCTCCCAAGTGGCTGCCAGCAATGCTGCGTCGGCTGCTGGGGTCTTTGCGGCCCAGGCTTCCACTTCCTACCTTAATGTGGCGTCTGCCGCAGCCTACGTTTCCGCCCTCGTAACGCAAGTTTCCGGGATCGACGCGCAGGTTTCTGCGGCAATCGCGGCGGCCTCCTCGGCCCTGGTCTATAAGACTTCTGCCTCAGCTTTTGCCACTGATGCGGCAACCAACGCATCGTTGGCCTTCATCTACAAGGCGTCGGCCTCTGCTTACGCAACTGAAGCCGGTACCTACGCAAGCCAGGCTTCGACTTCGCGGGTCTCCGCCAACAACGCAGCTTCGATTGCGGGTGTCTACGCACTCTCCGCCAACACTGCGGCCTCTATCGCGGGAGTATTCGCTGCGTCTGCTTCCGCCTACGCCTCGGCGGCAGCCCGCGACGCCTCCCTCGCCTTCATCTACCGGACATCCGCCTCGGCTTTTGCGACCTCAGCCGCAGCCGATGCTTCCCTTGCCGCGATCTACGCAGCTTCCGCAAACAATGCCGCGTCTCTTGCCGACCTTTACGCCACCTCCGCCTCGGTGGCCAACGTGTCTGCACAAGCCGCGTTGTCGGCTCTCAACGCACGTATCACCTACGGTACCGCCGCCCCCACGGGAGGATCCAACGGTGACATCTACTTTCAGTACACCTAATTGATTTATCGCCAACCAGCTGTTAGGATACGGGCATGGCAGACAACGTAGGTATTACCCCAGGCACTGGTGCGACAGCGGCAGCCGACGACATCGGTGGTGTGTTGTATCAGCGTGTGAAAGTTACGACGGGTGCAGACGGCGTGGCAGATGGGGATGTCTCATCTACTAATCCTATGCCTATCGCAGCATATGGGGAATTAATCGAGGCCATCGAGGCGATGCGGATGGCTGTGCATTCCCTGACGCGCAGTATCGGCTTCGCCCAGCCAAACCCGTCCGGTCAGCCAATTTTCGAGGCAAGGCAGCCTACTGCCGCAAACTTCTTGGCCACGGTGTCGCAGGGGACGGCAGCCAACCTACAGGCTTCTGTCAACATCAACGCCAACCAGACTCTAGCAAACATCACTCAGCTTGGCGGGTATTCCGCCGCGCACCAAATCCCGGCAACGATGGCGATTGCTTGTGAGCAGTTGCGCCGCAACATAACGGTGACATGAATGACCACGACAAACGGCAACCGACCCATTCTCGACCTCAAGCGGTTTGAGTTTTGCTCGGTTCCCCCTGCGGCGTCTGCGGCGGGTTCGTTCATTGCTTCGTCTCGTCACTACAGGCAGTACCAGCTTTTCGTCACAAGCAACACCACGGCGTACTTGTATCTGCCGAGTGAGGATGGGTGGCTCACGTTGGCGAGCCCCGCCTTGGCTGGGACGTTTGGCGTCGGGGCATCCGGCGTTGCGGGGGCGTGGTCTACCGGCAGCACGATTGCGGCGGCGTCGCTGACGGCAACCGGCGGGACCACTTCGACGATCATCACCAATCAGACGCTGGCGCGAGACCTCAGAGGATACTCGGTTCACATTCTCAGTGGACCAAACGCGGGCGTCACTCTTGAGATCCGCCGCAACACTGTCGGGGCAAACGCCACAATTACGGTTGACGCTCAGGCATCAGCGTTCACGGCTTCCACCGTCTACCGGCTCATCACGCCCCGGTGGTACGTTTTGGGGGCCGGTACGCTCGCTTCCGGCAGCTTCAAAGTGTACGACTTCGCGACGAACACTTGGACGACTCTGTCGCAAACCGGGCTTCCCGGCACCATCGGAACCGCGGGCAAGCTTGTCAACACCCCGTCGTGGATCAACACAGGTTACAATCAGTTTGCGACTGGCACTGCCAGCGCCGCGACAGCTACGACCATATCCGATTCCACGAAGTCGTGGACCGCCAGCCAGTGGGTCAACTTCCAGGTGCGGATTGTCGGCGGCACGGGAGCGGGGCAGATCCGGACCATCACCGCAAGCACCGGCACGCAGTTGACCGTGGCGACTTGGACGGTGACACCTGACGCGACATCCACATATAGCATCGAAGGCAACGACGACTTCCTGTACTACATGGGGAACAACGCGGTTACGCTTTACAGGTACAGCATTTCGGGGAATAGCTGGAGTACCCTGACCCCCGGAGTCGCGCGAGCGGCTGCCCCTGGAACGGGGATGTCCGGGCATTGGATCTACGGCGTTACCGATTCCGCATGGACATCCGAGTCTGCGGTCATCAATGGCCGACGCATCTACTCGTTCCGGGGCGGCAACGGGGCCTTGCTTGACTATTACGACATCCCGTCAAACGCTTGGACGAACGGAGTCTCGTACGCTCCTGCCGTAGACACATACACAGCAGGCACAAAGTTCGCGTACAACAGCGACTACCTGTATATCTTGCAGGGAACCAACGGAAGGTGGTTTAGGTACAGCTACGCAAACAACGAGCTTTCACCGTGGTCGTTTATGGCGTACGCCCAAGGCTCGGCTATCGAGGGCGACACTGCGTTTGACGTTGAGTATAAAGACGGCGCAACCGTGATTCCGTTCATTTACGTCGTCCCCAACACCCTGGCCGTTTTGCTGCGGCAGATGGTGTTCTAATGCCGACCTTTGGCCCCCGGCCGCTCTTAGATTTACCGTACGACGAGTACGTCGGTCAGACCGGGCTCGTAGGTAACGGGGTCGGGACGTTTGTATCTCGCGTGTCCAACCAGTTAAATCAGCTGCAGCTGCTGGTGCGGGCAGGCGGCTGGGTTTGCATGAACTACGAGCAAGGCAGCCTTGTCAGAATCCCTGATCCGTCGGGGACTACGTTGGCCTCGTTGATAACGCATTCGTGCGGATCGACAGGATCCACAATAGGTGTTGCAAGTCTCTCGGCCACTGCGGGCACCACAAGTACGATCACAACGAACCAGACAATTCCGCGCAGCCTTGCCGGGTACAAAGTATTCATACTTGAAGGGCCAAACGCGGGTTCGACGCTGGTCATACGCCGCAACACGACCGGGGCCAACAGCGTTCTGACGGTAGACACCCAGGCCAGCGCGTTTGACGCGACGACGCGGTTTAAGTTGATGACCCCGAGGTTCTACTTCGTCAACACCTCCCCAAGCCTTGCCCTTTCTTGCTACGACTGGGCCACCAATTCGTGGTTGAGTCTAACAACCTCCGGAGTTACGTCTGCTTGGGGGACGGGGAACAACAAAGCAAAGATAATCGCTACCCCATCGTATCTTCGTAATACCCCCAAGGTGTATTCTTCTGGGACGGCTACATCTGGCGGCGCCAGCACTCTCTCGAACTCCGCCAAGGCGTGGGGGACCAACCAGTGGGCAAACTACCAGATTCGGTTGACCGCCGGAACGGGAGCGGGGCAGATCCGGTCGATCTCCAGCAACACAGCCACGCAAATTACGGTAGGCTCCGCGTGGGCAGTACAGCCAGATTCGACGACCCAGTACAGCGTAGAGCCCAACGAGGACTATTTGTACGGACTCGGCGGAAACTCTGGGGACGTGTCGTTATGGAGATATTCGATCTCATCGAACACTTGGACGCTTTTGTCCCCATCGGTTGCGCGCGGGGGATATGTGAGGTTTTCGGACTGGCAGGTTTGGATGTCCGACGTTGTCGCTGCGGAGTGGAACGATGAAACGCAGTTCAAGAACGGTCGGTACATTTACGACGGCCGAACGAACAGTGGCGCGACCGCACTCGACAGGTACGACATCGCCTCCAATGCGTGGGAAAGCGTCAACTTTCCGTTGGGCAACTTCGCCAGCGACAGCGGAAACATTGATGGAATCAGCGCCATAGGTTTCGAGAACAGGATATATCTCGCGTTGACGGCGTCCTCATCGTACTTTCAGATGTCTTTGGACGTTGTTCTGAATGAGAACTTTCCGGGTTTTGGCAACCCTCCCGCAGGCCAAACCGGATTCAACGGCGGCAACGACCGTAAGTTCTGGCTTATAGAGTACACAACGACGCGACAAAGGCTTCTGTACGTGTACACGATTAACGTCCAGGGCAGCAGTGGCTCCGATGCGGGGTCCGTGGCAAGAAGGATTATAATTCGATGAATGCACAAGCTCTGATCGACGCGCTGCGGCGGCGAATTGAAACATTGCAAACCAATCGAGATATTTTTTCTAGCTCTGGCGACGTGCTTGAGGTGGTAAGAATTGAAAATGAAATTTCCGACATAGCGGCAATTTTAGTCAAACTTAAAGTTTGATGGCTCAAATCCAAGGCTTGACTTTTTTATTTGGCGGGTTGCTTGGGGGTGGGGCGCCTCCTGCAGGAACTCAAGCTTGGATAAAAATTGGGGGCACTTGGAGACAAGCCACAGTCTACATCAACGTAGGTGGGGTCTGGAAAGTTGCCACGCCCTATGTTAAAGTGGGGACTTGGAGGTAACGATGGCTACCACCTACACGGATCTCTATAACTCGATCATCGACGCCACGGAGAATGCCGACGCGGAGTTTGCCGCGCGGATCCCCACGTTTGTCGATCAGACTCGCATGCGCCTAGCGCGCGACATCGACACCTACGGCATGGTCACCTACACCACCGTCTCTGCCTCCGCTGGCGACCCATACATCAACCTCCCCCAGGATGCCCTCATCCTCAAAGCGGTAACCCACATTTCCGATGGCTCCTACAGCCAACTCATCATGAGGACCGACGAGTTCCTCCGGGAATACTGGCCCAACCGCACCTCCGTGGGATCCCCCAAATACTACGCCCGCTGGGGTTTCTCCCAGTTGCTGATGGCCCCCGCGCCCACTTCCGCAGCCCTTGTCGAAATCTCCTACGTGCAGGTCCCCACCTCCATCGGACCCGTAGGCACCTCCACCAACTGGCTTACTGACTATGCGCCCGAAGCTCTCTTCTACGGCTGCATGCACGAAGCCTGTATGTTCATGAAGAATTATGACGCGGCGGCTCTCTGGCAAAACAAGTACCAGGCCGCCGTGGCCAGCCTCCGTAACGAGGCGCGGCGCACCCGTCAAGACGACAACCTCAACAATAACTCGCCCGCTGGCGGCGACAATACCCTGCAAGGCGGTGTCTGATGCCCTCCACGTATTCGTCCTCGCTTCGACTGGAACTTCAGGCATCCGGCGAAAACGCCAACACCTGGGGCACCAAGACCAACAACAACCTCAACCTGATTGAGCAAGCCATCGCTGGCTACTCCAAGATCACCCTGGCCTCAGCGTCCGCCACTTACACCCTTCCCATCGCAGACGCATCCGCTTCCGAAGGCCGCAACGCCTTCATCGAATTTGCGGGTACCGTCGCCTCCGCCATCTCCGTCATCGTCCCCGAAGTCGAGAAGGGCTACTGGGTCCGCAACTCCGCGACGGGATCCAC